AAGTCTTAAAAAATAACTTTAAAGCAACTCCGTTAAACGCTAAAATGCTATCGAACGCGTCTAATATTTCTTCTTGGAACGGTCTAATAACCATATTGTCAAAAAGAATACTTGAATTTTTTAATTCGTCTGCGTTACTTGAAAAGCCGTTTGTTGAAGCAACTCCAAATAATAACGGACTTGTAATATTGTGTCCTAACATTATTTTCTTTAAACATTCTTCGCTTAAATATGTGTAGTGTTCTGGAGCATCGTTTAAAGGTATGTCTTCAACAGTTGTTTTGCTTTCTGCGTTGTTGTTAAACGCTACAATTACTTTTTGTCCACGACTTCCTGTTAACTTGTCAAGTACCTTGTTTGAAATTATTTGTTGCTGTTCATCTGTTGGAACACCGTTGTTAAAGTTTACAACTTTAGTTCCTGAAAATCCGTTTTGTACTTCGTTAATTAAATAGTCGGCAATTTCTTCTTCTAAAAGTGTATAAGGTACTGCACCTTGATAGTCAGGATATGCGTAATATTTCATTCCAACCGAATAAGGTTTTGAAAATAATATTTCAATCTTTTCTTTGCTATAACCAAAAGCATTAAATCTAATCGGTGCAAACTTTTTAGTATCGTCCCAATTGTCGCTGTAGTAATAACCTGTTATTTGTCCGTCTTTGTCGCATTTTTCAGCTCGTAATAAATTAACAGGAATATGATATGCTTTTAATATTTTGTCGTGCTTGTCGTTGTAGTGTACTTGAATAGCAAATTGGCCGAACATTTTTCTATCCAGAACCATTTTTCTAACGTCTTCTTTGTGAAATAAAGACATCATTTGAGCGTACTCATTCGGCTTTTTATTAGCGTCCAATGCACTTAAACCTTTTCCGTAAATTAATCGCGCTACGTTGTTTATAATAGCGTTATTCGTTGTTGAATTGCTATATCTCTCAATTAAGAATTGAAAGTATTGGTCGCCGTCTTCAGTTAAAAAGTCCACCCAATTTTCTCGGTTTGTTTCCGAAACTACAGGTGACGTATAAGCCGACAAATTTAAAACGTGTAAATTATTCATATACTATAAAATCGTTTGTTGTGGAATTACTTACATACTGGTTGTTATTAACCGAAAATGTAACTAATGATTGTGCCGTGCAAAATACTCGGTCTTTGTAAATAATGGTTGTGCCTATTCTTAAAACTAAATTGTAAAAATGTCCTTCTACTAAACCAAAGGTTGCTGTAATCGTGTTTATGTAGTCCCCAACCGTGCTTGAAGTAATTGCTACCGCTGTTGTTACGTTTGTTTGTTCGTCTGTTAGTTCCATAACATTAAACGTATTGTCACGTGGAATAAAACTAAATGTTTGTGGACTTCCTGAAGGTGTTAATACTATCATATTAGTATAATTAAATATTCGTGTTTTTGTTCTTTTTTTAAGACAAAAAAAAAGCCGAACTATGAAGAACGGCTTTAAAAATAATTTTTTTAAGTGTTAAGAAGCAACTAATGTTCCACCTGTAAATACTTTTCCTGCACCTATTAAATCAGCATCAGAATAAGTAGTACCTGTAACGTTTAAATGATTTGCAGGAATTGCTTCTTGTCCTACAAGTGTCAAAGTATAACCGTTTAAGTCACCCATTGCAGTACCGTTTGAAATTAAACCTGTAGTTACATCCATTCCGTGTTCTAAACCTGCAATAAAGAAATTGTTAGCGTTAGTCTTAATTACTACGTGTGGACGACCCCAAGCAAGTAATTTCATTTGTTTTGTAGTTTGTGCATCTAAACCTTTTATTGTAAAAGTTAAAGTTTGTTCTGCAAAAGTAGTTCCGTTTTCACGTGAACTTGTAATTGTTTGTTCGAAACTGTTTGCACCTTTTAAGTCGTATTTATACAAACTTAAAGTTCCTGCAATAGTCGTTATTCTATCTGAAGCATCAGTATCAACAGTTCCGTAAGTAATTGCACCTAAATCTCCGTATTTAATAAAGTAAATAGATTTAATACCGCCTACAAACTCTTTACAAACTTCAGCTCTACCGTGTGTTAATAAACAAGCCATTTTGTTTTGTTTTTAAATTATGAATAAAATAAAGCGGAACTTTTACGCTCCGCTTTTTATTTAATATTATACTCCGTAAAGAACTACGTCTGAACCGATACCATATTGAACCGCTCCATTGTAACGCATAATTACACGAACATTTTGTGAACCGTCTATATCAGCCATATCAATTACTTTAACAAGTGAATTGTCGTTTAAAAGTCCGCATCCAAAATAAAGGTTGTCAACTGTTGTTGCAACCATATTGTTTGCACCAAGTCCGTTAGCCATAAAAATTGGAATACCGTCATAAGATAAACTTCCGTTTGTGTACCATTGTGTACCTTGTGTGTTTGTTCCGTTAGCTCCTAAACCTGAAGCACCAAAACCACCCAAAGCACGAACGTACAATTTAGCAATCTTTTGTGAAACATAAATTCTTAAATTTTCGTTTCCGTAAAGTGCTGCTGGAATTAAATCTACTGTTCTTCCAATTTCGCCAATTACTGTTGTTGCGTCTAAAGTTGTTGTTAAAGGTGCTGAAACGTCAATAACGTCTGCGTCTGCTAAAAACAAAGTTTTAAACCCTGCAAATTCTCCTGCTGTTGCGTTTGTTCCGTTCCAAATTGTAGTTTCAATTTTAGCTGCAACTTTAGCTGCTACGTGTGCAATTAAAAAGTCTGAAAAAGATTTTGGCAACGTTTTAAACGATGAATAACCCATTTCAGCCGATTGCCAAGATTGTGCCAAGTCTGACTTGCAAAGTTGTAAATTTACTTGAAACTCTTCTGTTGTTAATACTCTTTCGGTAAGTGTAATAGTTGATGTTGGTGTAAAATCACAAGTTGCGTTTGCAACGATGTCACCTGTTGCAACTTTTTGCATAACTTGTTTGTAAGCAACGTTTGGAAGTATAGTTACTCCGCCTTGCTCAAGTGTTGGTGCGCTTAATAAAGCTGCTGCTAAATATTTACCTGCAAACTGACCTTCGTAAGTTGTGGTAATTGATGTTGTTGTACTTAAATTAATGTTTTTCATTGTATAAATTTTTAAAAATTAAACTGCTGTTAATGTAATTGCGCCTGCTGTTGCTCCTACTCCTGAAACATACCAATTAACGCCATCACTATTTAATTGAACAAAATCGCCAATTGTATCGGCAGCGGTTGCAAAAGTAATTGTGTTTTCATCTGCACCCAAAACGTTAACCGAATTTACAATTACGCCACCTTGAATAACATTTGAAGCCGCTTTAATTGTCCAAGCTGTAGTTGCAAATAACGCTTGTACTGTAAAACGGAAATTTAAACCCGCTGAAGTTGCTACTGCTGGTAGTGTAATTTGCGCTCCTGCTGCTGCATTCAAAGAAAAAAGTTTTCCTGAATCTGCTGCGCTCAAAGTAATTGCTGAACTAATTACTTGTGTTTCTAATACTTGACGTAAATCGTCATTTGATATTGAAATTAAAGTTCCACTCATTTTTTTTTATTTTAAAATTGTTAATATTTATTTGTTTATTTTTTCTAAAATTGAATCCATAATTGAACGTGGTCTTTTACTTGCGTATTGAAAATGTTCAACTTCATTCGTGTTTTCAGGGTTAAATGAAATTGGCGTGATGTCTGAAAGTTCGGTTACTTCGTTTGTAACTTCGTCAACTTTAGACAACTTTTCTAATTGTGCTTTTAACTCTATATTTTCTTGTGTTAATTTTTCTATTTCTGCAAAGAACGTTTCTTTAACTACGCTTTCAATTGTTTTCTTTGCGCTCGGTGTTGCTTGTGCTTCAACTTCTTCTTCTACTGCTGGAGCTTCTTCTTCAACAACTTCTTCTTCAGCTGCAACTTCTTTTATTTCTAAAATAATGCCTTCAACTTCTACAACTAAAATACGTCCGTCTTCTAATTCATATTCTCCGATTGGAACAGGTATTTTTTGTTCGTCTTCAGTTACAATAAAAACTTCTTTGTCAGTTTCAAAAGCATCAGCTTCAAAAATTGTTATTCCGTCCATTAACTTCATTGTTTCCAATTTCACTTCCATTCCTAAAAGTGTTTTGATTTGATTAATTACGCTTGTTTTCATATTTGATTTATTTATTTATTTATTATTAAGAAGGTTTTTGATACAAAGTTTTTAATTTAGGAACTAAAGTTTGTATTTTAGAAACTAAATCAGCAGCTTGTTTAAAGCCTTCAATTTTCATAGCTTCATTTGGATTTAATCCAAGTTCTTGAGCTGCATCCATAATACTAACCAAATCTCTTTCAGAATTATTAGCAGCAATTTCCGCTGAACTTAAAACACCTTGAAAATCTGCATACGCTTTTTTATATGCTAAAAAAACTGAATCAATTTTTGATTCGCTTTTCATTAGATTGTCATCAATCTTTTTAATTTCAGAAAGAATTGCAGGTGCTTTTTTAGCTAATTCAATTTTTTGACTTGCTAATTCCGTTTTGTCGGATAACTTGTTGTAAACGTTTTGTAGTGTGTTCATATATGTATAATTTAATTGTTTATTTTTTGTTGTATTTTCAAATTAGATTGCGCCTATTCCTTGTGCTTGTAAACTACCGTCACAACATTTTATTGAGTATGTTTTATTGTCTTTACATAGGCAACCACGTTGACCGCCTTTTGGACTTGTTTTCGCTTGTGCTACTTTTTTTGTTATTTTTTTACTCATTGTTCGTATTTTTTTAGTGCTTCTGTAACCCACGACTGTATTCAAGAACGCACTTCGCTTAAAAAAGGTATTACACCTTAATATAAAGTTAAAGTTCGTTAAATCGCATTAAAACCGTATTAAATCGCATTTCGTGTTTTACTTGTTTTTTATACTCATCGTCCTTGTCTTGTATAAGTTTTGGTATAATTTTTACTTGACTTTAATTTACTATTTCGTGTTTTTGCGTGTACTCCTGCACGTTTAACTTTTGGTTTTTTTAGATGAACTTTAACGTTAGTTTGCTTCGCCATTAAAAATTATTTTATATGTTCACTTTATTTGAACTTAATTTTTTTACATAAGTATCAATTTCTTTAATTGCTTTTGAAATAATTTCTTTGTTGTTTTTTAATGGTTGACTTGGTTCTACTCCAAGTTCTTTGCTTAATTGTTCAATTTCTTGAAATCTTGCATTTGCTTTTAAAAAACTTTGTCCCGCTAAATTTAATCCTGAAAGAATTTTTGCTCCTAATTCATTATAGTTAACTATTGCGGTTTCTGCTTTTAATTGTAAATCTAATGCCTTATCATATTCTTTTTTAAAATCTTCTACAACGCTTAATTCTACTTTTTGACTTGCTAACTTTGCTTCTACCTTTGCAGTAATATCTGCAATAATTAATTCTTTAGTTGTTTTCATTTTCCGTTATTATTTGTTTTATATGTTTCTGCCGTATTCTTTAACAAAATAAGCATTCATTTTATCAACGTCCTGTATTAATTTTTCGTATTGTTTATACGGTGTCGTTGATTTTCCGTCAATGCCTAAATCTCCTGTTTTTTCTAAAAACTCTACCGAAGAAACATAAATTTTTGCCCTTAATGTAACTAATGGTTTTTGTAAAGTAGCTGTTTTTAATCTATATTCTTTTTTTAAAATTTCCGCTTTTGAAGACATATCAGAATAAATAGATTCAACTTCTTTTGTGTAATCAGTAATTTGTCCAATTAACTTAATATCGTGTTTTGATAATTCGCTTTTTGTAATTAGTTCTTTAATTTTTTCAATTGTTACTTTTTCTTCCATTTCTATATTATTTAAACTCATTTCGTATTTGTCCGCAAAATAACCTTCAATAGAAAATCCTTTTACTTCGCCTAATTTTACTTTATTCCAAATTTCATCGTTGTTTACTTTCATAGAAATAACCCAAGTACCTTTTGGAAAATTAAATCCGTAGTTCGTGCTTTTGTCGTTTTTTCCTTCTGTAATCCAACTTTCGACAACCGACATTCCGTCTAACTTTTGTTTATGTTCTAACGTTGCATTGTTCTGGTTGCTATTCATAAAAAACAATTCACTTGCTTTTCTTACAGTTTCTTCACTAAAATAAATATAATATTCTTCGTTCTTGTCGTTCTTGCGGTAAATTTGTTTGTTAGGAATTAAAGCTGCACCCATTAAAATACGCTTTTCAGCATCTACTTCTTTAAGTTCTATTTCGTGTTTTTTTAGTGCTATAAAGTCGCTTTCGATTGCAGGACTTTCAACAACTGAAACTGCGTCTATTCCGCTTGTTTCGTCTTTTTCGTCAATTATTAATTCAACTATTCGCATATCTATTTAATTAAATTATTGTTTGTTTGTTGTATTTTCTATCCGCCTAAAGTTGCGTTAGCTAACCTGTTCCTATCTAACGCCTGTTGTGAAGTTACTTGTCCTGAAACAACGTAAGCTTGTATTGGTTGTTGGTTAAGACTTGCTAACTGATTAACCCCGCTTTGTCCAACTACGTTAAATTGTGGTGCTGACATTGTTGGAGCTGTTGCACCGCCACCGCCACCGCCTGTATCTGCTGAAGTTGCCGAACTTGTAAATTGTGTCTTTGCTATTTTAGCAACTTGAACTGCTCCTGCTGCACCTGCTAAACCTGCTTCAACAAAACGTTGGCCAGGAAACAATTCTTTTTTATTTGCAAGTGCCGCTGTAACTGCTAAATAAGTATTTGTTAAAGCTGAAGCAAGATTAAACGCTTTGTTTGCCTTAAACGCTCTACGTGCATCCTTTTCGCTTTTCCCTGCGTTCATTTGAAACAAATCGTTTATTATGGAAAGTCCGTCCATTGCCATTTGTATTTTCTTTTCATTAATGGTTTTTTGTCTTGCAACGTCTTCTTGTTCTAAATCTTCTTTATCCTTTGCATATTTTATATCAAGTGCTTTTAAAATTTCTTTATTGTCTTTGTATAACAGTTGGTCGGCTTCATATTGTGCTGTTAGTTTTTGTAATTTTAATTCTTCTTCGCTTAAAGTTAATTCTTGTAAAACCGCTTTTTCATTTGCAAGTTTTTCTTTTTCTTTTGCCGTCTTTTCGTCTTTTGCTACTTGTTCTAAATCGTCATATTTTTTTGTTATTCCTGCTAAAGCTAAACGCTTTTCTTCTTCTAATTTAGAAACATCAATCTTTGCTTTTTGTCCGTCTTCAATTGTTTTGTCGTATTTTTTATTTAATGCGTCAACTTCTTTTTGTTCTTCGGTTAATTTACCAACCCTTGCTTCTTCTTCTAAACTTGCAATATTTTCGTTTAATGTTTTAATACGGTCTAATTCAGCTTTTGCTGCTTCTTCGTTTTGTTGTTTAATTGCATCGGTATGCGTTTTGTTTGCGTCTTTTATTTTCGTGTTGTTGTCGGTTAATTCTTGACGTACTTCAACAGCGTTTTTCCTTATAATATCTTTTTTATTCTTTATTGCTTCTTCTAAATCTTTACGTTCTTCTGCGGACGCTTTTCGTGCTTCAGTTGTTACTTCTCTTTGCTTTTCAATTAACTCATCACTTGCGCCTGAATTAATTAAATTTGCTAACGTATTCTTGTTTTTCTCGTATGTATTTTTTGCCGTTGCTAAACTTGCTTTGTTAAGTGCAATTTCTTCTTCTGCGTGTTTTAATGCCAACGCCCTTAATGCTTTTGTACTTGCACCAGA